TACCAGTCAATGGCAATAGCTCACCGTTACTCTACTGCCAAGCACCTTTCTGACACCATACGAAGATCCAATTTACCTCATGACAAGGCCGCTATATTGCATGCCTCTTTGGAGGATGTTATTGGACCATTGGATGTGATACATAAAGCCGGGGCTCTCGCTAAGCATTATGTGGTTCTCAGCAAGATATCTGCTGAGAAACCTTATAATGATGGCAAGCAGTATGCCCGACGGTATGCATCACAACCTTTGTCCCATGAAGCATCTTATCCAAATGAGTGCGAAGCAAACACCCGGGCTTGCATTGAGGGGCGAGTGAACATTCCACAGGCTAAATCGAAGAGGCGTTGGGTTAAACCACGTTTTCTAAGATATGCTGATGAATTTGTTGCTCGAGTTGTTACCCGCCGAGATGGGAGACCTATACCAGTGGATGAAGTTGTTGAAAAGCAGAAAAGGCCAGCCCAACGAGTACGATCCTTGCAGCAGCAAATGCATGGAGCGCTCAAGTTTGTTGTGAAAGCGTTTCAAAAGCGGGAAGCCTACACTGTTCCTAATTACCCAAGGAACATTAGTAGTGTCCCGACGTCACATACTTTGTCCTTGTCGTCATTTACCATGGCTTTCAAGGAAGACAATCTCTTACAGCACCAGTGGTACGTCCCGTGCTGCACACCCAAAGAGATTGCTGACCGCATTATGAACTTAGCGGCTAGTAGTGACGCGCTTGTTGAGACAGATTACAGCAAATTTGATGGAACCATCTCAGAATGGCTGCGGACCAATGTGGAGTTCGCGTGCTATATGAAATGGATCCACCACGACCACCGTAAGGAACTCCATGGACTGCTACGTTCCGAACTCAACGCCAAGGCCTATGCTGATGGCATCGCCTATGATCCCGGATGTTCGCGGTTGAGTGGTTCGCCACTAACAACCGACGGTAACTCACTTATCAACGCTTTCGTATCTTATGCTACGAATCGCGAGTTACGACTATCCCCGGATGAGGCTTTTGCAAACATTGGCTTGGTTTATGGTGATGATGGAATTCGGAATGGATTGGCTACCAACGAGAAGATCATTGAAGTGGCTGATCAGTTGGGACTTTCAGTAACGATTGGAACACGAGCGACACGGGGGCAGGAGGTAACATTCCTGTCCCGAGTATTCCCCGATCCTTGGACTTCGCCCAGTTCTTTCCAGGAACCATTTAGGGCCTTGTCGAAGATTCACACAACGGTAGACACGGTCAATCCGATTGAACAGATTGGTGCCGCCAAAGCATCTGCTTGGTTGGTCACTGATCGAAATACACCATTAATATCGGATTGGTGTAAGGCCTACCTGCGGAATCTTGGGCAGGTTTCTAAATCCCTGGAAACGGAAGACCTTCCTTGGTGGACACGCCTCGATGAATTCACTGAATCTCCCTGGCCGCAGGATGACCCTGACACGATGCTACCGCTTATTGCGGAGCGTCTTGGTGTCAGTGTCGGAGAGCTCCAGGACCATATAAGTGAATTGACGACCTACACTGGAGATGTCATGAACATGCCAGTGTTGGCCGTACGTGAGCCCGCCGAGAAAATCCCCGCGGTCACCGACGGAGAAATCCGTGGACTGGACCCCATAGTCCCACTTGTACAACAAGTCCAAGATCACCATCCACCGACCCAACCAGAAGAAAGCAAACATGAATCTACTGGAGTGGATGGAGCAACTCAAGAGCACAACAGGGCAGCTGCAGGCCCAAGTCGACGATCTCCAGTGGCGCGTCGATCTCTCACAGGCGGACCCTCTGGTCGTAAAACAAG